ATGAAGGAGGCTCAGGTAATAGACTTAGATAATGAGTAGTGCAGGATCTTCATTTAAATTAGTTCTAAAGAACGAAATATACCCTGTGGTTTTTGTTATATGGGGTGGAAATCATAATTTTGATGATTTTGTAAAGTGCATGGTAGCTGAAGGTGCTGTTGAGAAAAAGGTTCGGAAACAAGTTGGCAACATGGATAAATGCCAAAATACAGCAGGTTTTAGAGTAGATCAAGGTATTGTCCAAGGAATATTTGTTAAAGAGCCGTTATCCTGGAGTACATTAGATACTTATGCTCACGAGGCTTATCATGCAGTTTATTCTTGCTTAGAATATTTAGGGCTAGAGGGAGAAGAAGCAGGAGCGTATTTTATGGATTATCTGATAAGGTTTATTTGTAAGCAAAATTTATTACCTGAAAAACAAAATGAACGGTAAAGGCGACAGAAATAGGACTTCTAACTGGGATGCTTTTTATGAGGGGTACAATAATGTATTCCGTCCTAAGGAGCCTTTTTATGATGATGTCCAGAAGTACGAGAGTAGATTTAGAGGTAAAAATATAGAAAAAACGCCTTTTAAGGCAGACCCAATCAAGCACGATATAAGAAGAGTCCTTTAATGAATAAAAACTTTGAGTTAGTTCATAAATCCTTAGATACTATTACTCCAGATTGGCAGACTGTTTTAGTGGCTACTATTACGGAAAATGGTTTTGAGTACGACATTTTTAACAAGATGGAAGAAGAACACTTCCAGGAAAACCTAGCTGTTTTATTGGCTTTAGTTTCCAAGAAGTCCATGCAGGAGCTAGAAAGAATAGACTGGGCGGACAATTAAATTTACTGAACATCCTTTACTTGTTCCTCCTACAGCAGAGGAAATTGTCTGGCTGTACGAGAACGATCTTAACCTGCTTAAGGAGCTACACAAGGCTCATGAGAGCAGGATTAAGGCATCTGAGGACGATCCTATTCGTCATGGCTTTAACTTGCCTGGATGGGAGCGTATAAAGGAAGGACTGCAAGAGTACAACGAGTGCTTAGTCCTTGGTGGTAACAGATCAGGAAAGACTACAGGGTTTGCCAAGATTGTCATGGAGGCAGTGACTGAGAGCAACGATGGTCACTTAGTATGCTTTAGCCAGAACGAGGACACTTCCATTAAGGTGCAGCAAGCAGCTATTTGGGAGATGATGCCTAAGGAGTTCAAGAAGAAGACTAAGAGCATCGAGGGGTACATTAATTATAGTATGCAGAACGGGTTCACGGCTAAGAGCTTTATCTTCCCCGATACCCGTACCCGTGTAGACTTTAAGACGTACACCCAGTTCAGTAACAACCAGACTATTCTTGAGGGCTTTGAGTTCGGATTCCCTGATGCTAAGGGCTTGAACATAGGTGCTTGGCTAGATGAGTACCTTGGGGATGCTTCATTGGTAAACACCCTTAGGTTCCGACTAGCTACTAGGGATGCTAAGATGGGTATAGGCTTTACTCCGATTGATGGCTATACTCCCTTTGTGGCAGAGTACCTAAAGGACGTAGAAACGCTACAAACTCGTCATGGTGTGCTAATAGATAGGGAAGTCCCTATTAAGCAGTACAGCCCATCTAGGGACGCATCAGTGGTGTACCTGCACTCAGATGAGAATCCCTTTGGTGGCTACGAGCGTATTGCTAAGGATCTTAGAGGCAGACCAGAGGAAGAGATACTAGTTCGTGCTTATGGGATACCTGTAAAGAGCATGACTTCTTTGCTGCCCCTGTTTAATACTGAGGTAAATGTACTGAACGAGGAGCCGAACAAGTACGGTATGTCCTTCCCTGACATTTCTGACCAACACAGGTACACTTGTTACCAGGTAGTTGACCCAGCAGGTGCTAGGAATTACGTAGCGATATGGGCAGGAGTAAACGAGAAGGGGGATGTGTACATCCGTAAGGAGTGGCCTGATAGGAATTATTACGGGGAATGGGCGGTGTTTGGAGATCCTAAGTGGCGCTATGGGCCAGCATCAAAAAAGATAGGGTATAACGTACAAGGATATGTTGATCTGTTTGAAGAGATAGAGGAAGATATTGGGATAGAGGTATTCGAGCGTATAGGTGATAGTCGTTACTTCGCTAAGGAGAACTCTGATAATGATGACTTGTTTACCGAGTTCGATGATTGTGGAATGACCTTTATTCCGTCTGATGGCAGGATGGAGGAGATAGGCATTAGCGCGATAGACGAGTGGTTCAGCTACAACCCGAATGTACCGATAGATTCCGCTAATCGTCCCAGGTGTTACATCCATGAGGACTGCGGAAACCTAATAGACTCTCTAATTAACTATAACGCCTCTGGTAAGGCAGATGAGCCACTAAAGGACTTCTTTGACATTATTCGGTATTTGCGAATGGTGAATGGTGGCGATGGTCCAGACCATGTGCTTTCCAGGAGCATGATGACAACTAAAGTAGGATCAGGATATTAATTATGGCTAAAGTAAAACTAACTAAACTGGCAGCTCAGTTCGCCCAAGACTTCGATTCGTTCTTTGAACTAGCCAAGAGCAAGCTATCTGCTGATATGCTTACTGGCAAAGGGAAGAATACTTGGGTAGACGAGGAAGGCCAAAAGATCCTAATTGACTGTATGTACGTTGAGGAGATTGTTCCTAAGCACTACAAGGGCAAGGTATTGGCAGAAGCCCCCAATCCTAGCTACGTGTTCGCTTACATAAACGAGATACAGATGAAGGTTCCAGTTGTTATTGCGAGGAAGTACAAAGGAAAGATGAAGGGCAAGACAATAACGATTGAAATGATAGAAGATGTCAGAGGACGAAGCTATAGACACGTTGCGTGAGTTGGTTTTAGACCCTGACTTCATAGAAGAGCAAGTGGATAGGCTACTTGCTTGGGAGATTTTTGTGCGGTACGTTGAGGGCAAAGATCAGCAATATATAACCCCATCAGAATTGTGTGATAGAATAGGGGTACATAAGTGGTACATTAGCCACCTTCTAGAAGACATTAAGAAATCAAAAAGATTTTATGCAAAGTGATTCAGTTTCAGAGTCACTAACCTACGTTAGTGCTGAACCAGATATAGAGTCCCTTCGTTATGCTTACGACCAGTCAGTGGTTGAGCTTGAAGCGTACTTTGATCTGTGCAGAGAGAGTTATGACGAACGCCGTAATTGGTGGCCTGGAAAGAGCAGGGATCTTCGCAAACACGGTGCTGATGCTTTCCCCTGGGAAGGTGCATCTGATATGGAGAGCCATGTTATTGACGAGCGAATTACTAGGCTCGTATCCCTGTTTATGGCTTCTCTGTCTAGGGCTAATATTAGGGCTTTCCCAGTAGAGGTTCAGGACGTAGCCAGAGCTAAGGTAGTTTCTAACTTCCTTAAGTGGATGATTTCCTCTGGGTACATTTCTCGCTTTAGCCGTGAGATGGAGCTAGGTGCTAACTACTTGCTAGAGCGTGGATTGCTTATTAGCTACGTAGGATGGCACTCAGAGGACAGGAAGTTCCTTCAGAGGCTAGACCTTAACCAGATAGCCCAAGTAAGCCCTCAGTTAGCAGAGATGATCCTTGCTGGTCAGAACGAAGACCAGATGGTAGCTATGCTCCAACGCACCTTTGATGGCGTTACAGTTAAGCGAGCAAAGAAGGCACTGGCTGAACTAGCGGATGTTGGCTCTGCTGAGTTGCCAGTTGTTCGTCGTCAGGTAAATGCCCCAGAGGTAAAGACACTAGCTCCTGATGGGGACTTTATCTTTCCTCCGTATGTTACAGATCCACAACGTGCGCCTTACTGTTTCTGGAAGACGTACTACACTGCACAGGAGCTACAGAATAAAGTAGCTACTGACGGATGGGACGAGGATTTTGTTGATTTGGTCATAGATAGATACCGTGGTGTAAATATAGACTCTATAGAAAGGGAGCAGGAGGGACGGCGCTCTTTGAGCCTTACTGACAACGCTTACGAGGCTGAAGAGCTGATAGAGATAGTTTACGGGTTTCAACGTCTAGTTGACAAGGAGGACGGCTCCGAAGGGATATACTGCACAGTATTCCACAAGGAGTTTAGTGGCGATGGTGATGTACCTGGGTTCGCAAAGTTCGAGTTGCTTAATGGCTACGAGGACTACCCAGTAGTAGTTACTAAGCTATCTGAAGACAGCAAGCGACTGTACGATACGATGACTGTCCCAAGTCTACTCAAGGGAATACAGCAACAAGTAAAAATAGAACGCGACAGCCGTATTGACAGGAATAGCCTTGCTACCGTCCCTCCAATTTTGCACCCAGTAGGACAAGCTCCTACAGACTGGGGACCAGGAAGGTACGTCCCGTATCGTCGTAAGGGCGATATTGATTTTGGACCTACTCCTCCGTACAATCAAGGATCTCTTGAAATGGAGAAGACAATGGAGCAGCAAGCAGATAGGCTTGTTGGTTTAGATGAAGTGTCTCCAATCTCGCAGATCAGGAAGCAGTTCTTGGTAGATAAGTTCCTTAGCCACTGTGCTGAGGTTATTTCTCAATGTTACCGTTGCTTCCAGAGGTTCGGGCCTGACCAGATATTTTTTAGGGTTACAGGTGTACCTGACCCACAAATGTTCAATAAGGGGAATGCTGATGAGAACTTCGATGTTACAATTAGCTACGATGTTCTTAACACTGACCCAGAAAAACAAGAAAATAAACTAAACCAGATGGTTTCCCTCCTGCAACTAGATCGCAATGGGAGGATAAATGTAGATAACTTGCTAACATTGATAGCAGGTTCTGTTGATCCAGTGCTGGCTGATGGGGTTCTTGAGCCTGTTGAGGTTGCACAGGAGAAACTACTTAAAGATATTACAGATGACTTATCGAAAATTTATTCGGGGATCGAAGTCCCAGCGCGTCCAAGCGGCGCTCAAGCGGCTTTACAAGTTATTCAGCAGTACAGTCAGCAACCTGACGTCCAGCAACGCTTACAAGAAGATGAGGCTTTTGCTGCGCGTCTTCAGAAGTACGCTGGACAGTATCAGTTCGCTATACAGCAAGCTCAGAACGCGCAAATAGGTAGGATTGGGACGCAACCAGCAGAAATGGGTGGGGTACAGACTCAGAATATGCAACAGTAATGAACATAGAAGAAGACCTCAAGACCCTATCCCACCACGAACATTTTGCAAGATTCATTCAGCTTATTAACGCTCTTCGAGAAGAGTGCATAGCTGATATGCACGAAGCTGACATAGACAAGCTTCAACAACTTTCAGGACGGATAATTACTTACGATCAGATTCTCCAAATGGCCGATTGGCAGGGTCTGCAAAAGAAATTTTCATCCATCCTATAGCACAAAAAACATATGCTATAATTAGGCTTCGCCATCGCTCGGCGTTAAGGAGTGGAAACAATTATGTCTAACGAAGTTATCTCGGTTGACGCTGAATCCGAACAAAACTCAGTGGAAAATATATCAGCGGAGGATTTTGTCATCCAACGCTCAGAACGCCTTCAAGGAGAGCAACCTGAGGATACTCAGGAAGTTCAAGAGGAAGAAGTTCTGGAAGAGGCGGTTGAATCCGAAGAAGAAGTTATTCAGGAAACTGAAAGCGAACCTTCTGAAGAAGAGACTGAAGATGTTCTTTCACAGTACAACTTAGATGATTTATCTGAGGATGAGCTTAAAGATCTTGCTGAAAAGCTTGGTAGTAGGGCTGTAGCTCGCTTTGGCGAACTTACGGCTAAACGTAAAGCAGCAGAGGAAGAGCTTGAGAAAGTAAAACAATCATTACAACAAGATCCTTTGAAACAGGAAGCGGAAGATGTCCAAGACAATCCGTTTGACGATGTTCAGGATATTAAGTCATTACAAGAAAAGGCTAAAGAGATAAATGATATTATCGAATGGGCCGAAGATGTTTTATTTGAATCAGACGATTACTCCGCTCACGACGAAGTTACTGAGCTAGATGGTAAGAAAATGACTAAAGCAGAGGTAAGATCTGCTTTGAAGAATGCTCGTAAATCTAGGGATCTTTATCTTCCAGATCAACTCAAGAAAGTTCAGAGGAACGAAACTGCTGAGTCTCTTAAAAAGGAACTTGGTACTAAAGCCCTCCAAGAATTTGAATGGTTGAAGGAAGAGGATAATGAAACCAGGAAGGCATTTCTTGGCATTGCTGCAAACAAAGACTTGCAGAAGGTATATAAACAATACCCAGTGCTAGGAGCAGAACTTCCTTATATGCTTGCTCACGCAGTAGACAGTATGTATGCCCGCAAGGCTGTACCCAGCACTCCTGCTAAAGCAACTGGTAAACCCAAGATTAGTCCTCCGAAAACATCCGTTCCTTCTTCTGCTATGCCAGAACAAGGTCAACGAAAGTCATCTAAAGTATTACAAGATTTATCTTCACGCTTCAAAAGAAGTGGCAATAAAGATGACTTCATTTCATTACGAACCAAACAATTAGCTAGAAAATAATAAAATGGCATTCTCAAACACATACGACACAACTAATCCTGGTTCTGGTGTTTCCAATAGAGAAGACTTGACTGATGTCTTGACTATTCTTGCTCCTGAAGAAACTCCAGTTCTTTCTTCTGCTTCTAAGCAGAAAGCATCCGCAACGTTCGTTGAGTGGACGGTAGACGCTTTGTCTTCTCCTTCAACGACTGGCATCCGCGAAGGTGCTGATGTTAGCACATTTACTGACCAGTTCAGTGGACGCGCTCGCCTTGGCAACTACGTACAGAAGTTCCGTCGCGACTTTCAGGTTTCTGATCTTCAGGAAGCTGTTGACAGCGTTGGACCTGCTAAGATTGCTCAAGCTGAAGCTAAAGCTATCCGTGAACTAAAGCGTGACATCGAAGCTACCCTCGTTGGTACTCAAGATCGTGCTGCTGAAAACGGATCTGACACGGCTTATGCTTCTCGTGGTCTTGGTGATTGGATCGACTCCGCTGGTCCTTCTGACGTTCCTTCTGGATTCCGTACTCCTGCCGACAGCATTCACGCTGCCGATGAAGGTGCTTTCACGGAAACAGTTCTTAACAACATCATCACCTCTATCTTCCGTGTTACTGGTACGACTAACAACCTAACGATGGTTGCTGACACGGCTGTTCGTCGCATTATCTCTGACTTCGCTCGCACTGCTGGCGTAAGTGGAACTGATGCAGACAGCGTTCGTACCGTTAACTACAACGGTGAGTCCGCTCAGATCAAGTTGAGTGTTGAGTTCTATCAGTCCGATCATGGAATGATTACGATTGTCAATGGCAATCCTGATTGTATGCCTGACACGACTAACAAGGACTACGCTTACTTGCTCAATCCTGAGTATTACGGTGTACACGAGCTTATCCCAATGGGATCTACTCGCCTCCCGAATCAGGGTGGTGGTGAGCGTGGCTACGTTGATTGCGCTTTGACCCTCGGTGTTTACCACCCAGGCGCTCACGGCAAGATCGAAGAAGTTGCGTAAGCTTTGTTTCATGTATAATGTGTGGGGAGGTTGGGCCAATCCTGGCCTCCCCTTTTTTAAATATGGAAATAATTACTAAGCTACCAAGATATACGGATGGGGAGATAAACAGGGCTTTTATGAAAGAAATCCAAACGGGTTTCAAAATGGAGAAAGCCAAAGAAGAAGAGCGTGTAGTTCAGGCTGCTAAGGAAGCCAAGACAAACGTAGGTAAAACCCACCCAATTCTAGGTAAGTGCGTAGCTAATATGCCAGCTCGTGATTATTTTAGATTAGTAAATAAGTACGGACACGATACTGTAAACAGTAAAGAGTTCTTACGATATTTTAATAAAAAGTTTCCTCATTTAAGTCCAAATAAAGCTTAATGCAAGTAAAGTACAACAGAGACTTGTACGATCTTATCACTGCTTTAGCAGGGGTAACTTCGTTTACTACGAACGAAAAGACTCAGCTTTTAAACTTTGCGAAGCGAAGGATGTTTGAGGCTTATCAAACTACTCCAATGTGGCCTCGGTACTTGGTTACTGGAGAAGAACGTTCAGTAAGCAGTTCAGTAATTTCATTCACACAAACAGACAAGAATGATATTGCTGAGTTTATACGCATTCACAGAACTGAGCCATTTGTAATGAACTCTGCTCTTGAGTTCGAGTTTTACGTAGAATCAGATGGCGCTCATATTCTTAATCTAACAACTTCTGATGCGGATTCTGCGTTTGTCACGTACAAGAAGGAGCTTACTGATATTCCCAGTACCTGGAACCTTGATGGAGATAAGACCACTCAAGAGATTCCTTTAGAATTTTTTTATTACGTTGCTCATGCTACTTACGCTGATTTCTTGCGTATGGATGGGCAGCACCAAAAGGCTTTAGTCGAAGAGCAAAATGCCCAAGGGTACTTGTCTTCAGAACTAGAAAAGACTGACCAGATTATGAATAATAATACAGTCAAGAAAAGAATCAACACTTACGTTTCTCAACAATCCAGATAATGAATAGTCTAGTAACAAACCTATATCCTCGTCCTAATGGCACTGTCGCTGGAGAAAACCTATCCTGTGCAACTTCAGGATCTGGCGTTCAACTCGCAGCCTTTGACACAGATACCAAGTACGTGATGATTGATGTCCAGGATAACAATGTCATCGTAACATTCGATGGCACTGCTCCTACCGCATCTAATGGTCATCTTCTGCTAAAAGAAAAGGGTCTTATTACCCTTAGCGCACTTAGTGCAAAAGCAGCGAAGTTCTTGGGATCTGGTGGCACCGCTATTGTTCACGCTTCACAGTTTGTGTGATGGGCAATGAAGTAAACAAGTTCCTTATTGGAGCTTCTGGGTCAGTCGTGGCTGTTTCTTCTCAAGGAGTTAGCCAAGGACTGTCCATAGCAGCGTCCCTATTTACTATAGTGTACATGGGGCTTTGGATTTATAAGACGGTCAAAGAATTAAAGAAATGAGTGGAGAGTTGGTAGCCATGCTTGGAGGTGGGGTTACGGGATTTGTAATGAAGCTAATCTCGGCTCAAATGAACATCCAAGCAAACGCTATCAAATCCATGATTCAGAAGCAGGAGACTTCAGATGCTTCAGCAGATAGAGCAGCAGAACGATCAGGAGAAAGCGGAGCATGGGTGCGTAAGCTCATTGCTATGTGTATACTTTTCTCAGTCGTATTTGCTCCCTTCATCATGGCATTCTTTGACATTCCAGTAACCATTGAAGCACAAAAGTTAGGTATATTTAAATTCTTAGGAATAGGAGCAGATAAATGGAAAAACTTAGAAGGGTTTGTATTATTGCCTGAGGTAAGACAGGG